CTTTTTGTTCGGCCGTTGTTGGTTGAGTTATTGCGGCAATTGGTGCAACAGCAATAACACCAGCTGTTACTGTTGCTTCTTTAATCAAATCGCCCGTTGATTGAATTAAATCTTTCGAAGCTTTTAATACATCATCGTAAGCATTGGTTGACCCAGCATCTGTGGCTTGTTTGACAACCTGAAGAAATTGGTTTTTCAATTCTGCATAAGCTTCTGCCAAACACTTCATAAAATGTTTCAACAATTCAGTAGGCAAAGATAAGATGTATTCAATAACGGCTTTAATTTCCAAAATAACTTTGATATATTCACCAACTGTTGCTTGAACTTTCTTTAAGAATTTAATGGCATCTTTAACTTTTTTAGCAAGAGCTTTAATATTATCAACAAAGGCACTTGGTCCTGGAGTTATTCCAAAAAATTCAATAATAGCAGCAATAGCTTTTCTAATGGTATCTATGATAGGTTTGGCCATTTGAGCCAAATTAACTTTCTGTCTAATATAAATTGTTGTATCGCAAGCGTGTGATACTGTATTATTTGTTGCCGCAATATTGGTATTTTTAATATCGCCTGTTGCGGATTGTGGAGTATTTGTTGGTCCCCCCAATACTGGTGCATCACCCGTATTGATAACTTTTGGAGGAGAATTCTCAATTGCTCCAGTAAAGGTTACTGTAACACCAGCTAATTTTGGTTCCGGAATATTTTCATAACCATTTTGTTTAGCAATTGAAGCTTCTACAATGTTTTTTCCCAATACATCATCAAAGAGTGTAGTTTCAGGATCATAGCCATTAGTTGCAAAAAAATCTTCTAATTGTGTTTTATTATATCCACTTGGTAATATTTTGCCATCGACCAATACAATGCTAGATGCTGATGTAGCAGCACTCCATAAATCATTATACGCATTATTGAGTATTGCGGAGTTATCAAGTTTAGTTGTTAATAGTGTTTCATCTGCCATTATATTTCCTTATTTTGGTGAAGGTCTAACTGGAGTTATTCCAGGTATTACACCAAACATAACTGGTAATTGTCCTAATTCTCCATCGAGAAAGAAACCAACAACCCATTCTCCATTTCTTGGTGAAGAAAAAGTTTTAGAATTGTTCAATGGAATTATAGCTTGAGCCCAAGGTAAATCTTTAGTCGGTAACTTAGTAGTATTATCACTATGCCAACCAATGATTCTTACTTGACAACGACCAATAGCTAAAGGGTCAACTCGATTTTCAATCACGCCAACCCACCAAATAAATCCATTTTTACCAGCAAAATCATTTGTCATCATTTCTTCGATGCCTCAGTCAAACTATTCGTTTGATTAATAATAAATGGTTTATTTAATGAATCTGTGGCCACTTCAATAACTGTTTCATGTTTATCATATTGTATAATATGGTGTGTAGCAGTAATTAAATATTTTCCATAAAGTGTTCTATCAAAAGCATCTTGATTATCATCTAAACTTCTTGCCGGCATTTTTAAATTTAAACTGTAACCAGAACTCAATGCAAAATTGCCAGGTAAAGTCATATGAACCCTAGATTGCATTAAATTATGCAAAATAGACTTTCTTTGTAAAACATAATTATCGGTATCATCAATGATGTTTGCTGTTGTAGAATCATTCTTGTTTATATATGGAGAATTTATTCTAGCAGAAGCAAAAGGATATAAACTAACTTTTGAATCATACATTTGCTCAGGACTTAAACCTTTTCTATTTAATGCTGATGTGGCATTAATTTTTGGATTTAAATGTGAACCTTGCTTATATGTTTTAGAAAAATCTATTAAGTTTGTTTTAATTTGCCTAGTCATAGTATCGAAACCAATAAACTTACTAGCATAAACACCATTTTGAATATTTTCTAATAGATTAAATTGCCCAACGGCCTTAACTTCTCTTGCACCAAGAAATTCTTCACCCATCGAAGCTGTAATATTTTTTGGTTGAAAATTTACATCAAACAAATACGGCAGATTAATTAGTGTTGATAATGAAACAAAATTATATCCTGCTTTATTTTCGAAAAAGAGTATGTTTGGTAGATTATCAGGACTCAAGGCTCTTATAGCTAACCAATTCATACTATCGAAAGGAGAAATGTTTGGCAAAACAACACTATGGATGCCTTTTGTTTTTTCAATAGTTCCTAATTTTTTCGCATCTATATTCAAATAATCGAAAAGAATATTTTTAGCTATAGCATCATGGTTACCAACAAATGATTGGTTAACTTTTTGTTGTTCGGAATAAATTCGTTCTTCTGATATAAAATATAGAATAAATGTTTCTGAAGTTTGATTTGCATTTTGTCTATCGGCTTGTTTGTATATTCTAAATGTTTTATTAATATTTGTAGCTTTATCATTAACATCTTTTGAAATATTAATACGAATATACTCACTGCCATCAAAATTCATCTTACTAGTTATACCAATAGCATCTTGTATTACAATGCTGCCGGTCATACAAGGCATAAAAATGCTATCAAAAATATTTAATTCTTGAAATATTCCTGAAACATCATAATCACCAATTTTAGTAACAAGAGTTAATTCTTGTATTGTATATTGTGTTGATTGATATAATTGAATACTCATCGACTAAAAATATCCTTCAATTCCTGTTCAACAGTAAAAGCTAAATCAGGTTTTAAAAGTTTAATTGTTCTTTTTTTCTCATTTTCTTCATCTTCATAAACATAATATGATTTAACATCCTTTGATATGGAAATAGTTATGCTTATACCATTATCTAAAATAACACTAGTTAATGTTGGCGCAAGAGAATTATAGGTGTTGGCATCTATTTCATATTTTTTTTCAATTGATGCATTATTATAACCGGTTGTTCTAGTTTCTATTCTATAATAAGAATGATTATTTGATTGAGCCCATTGCAAACCAGTTTGACCAGTTTGCGTATTAGCACTAGATTGATATTTTGAATTGATATATTTTATAAGAGTATCTTGTTTTAAAGGCCAATCATACTGTGCATCAACAATATCGTTCATCATCAATACCAACCAATGACGTTCGGGTGATCCATAAATTTTTGAAGCTATAATCTCTGGAGTATCACTATCTTGTATATCATAATCATAAAAAACGGATGTGTTTTCTTTAAATGCCTGTTCAAACGCATACCGAGCAATAATATTAGTTACATTTTCAGTCGTTGTAGATTGAGAAGTGTAATATGTTTTTGGAAAATAATTAAAATATTTTGCCATAATTAAGGTCCCATTGCTAAATCGTTATTAATTGTTTGGCCAAAACTATTAGTTGTTGTTCCAGCTCCAGTATTTTGAAACAATTGTGAAGATGATGAAGCATAATAGTCTTTTGTAAGATATTGTGTTTCTGTAAATCCTAAACTCATTTGAATTGCAACAGGCATACCAGTTCTACCAATATCTGGAAATAATTCACCAGGAGTTTCATATGCTGAGAAACCATTTGGTGCATAGTTTACTGAGATAGAATTCAATACACAAGTTGAAACTTTAGGTATATTTGGATTTTCTTTTCCATTATACATGAATTTAATATCGAATTCGGAAGGAGGAACTAAAAAGAAACCACCACTATTCCTCAATATTTCAGGAGATTGGTGAAATTTTAATCTAGCAATTAAATTTTGAACTTGTTTAGATTCTTGTTCTGACCTAGGATAAAACATAAAATCAAATGTAAATTTTCTAAATTCTGGTGAAGAATACAAAATCTCCATCATAGGATTTTGAACTGTTCCCGTTACTGCTGAAAATATAACTTTTCCTGTATCAGATTTTTGCGCTATGGCGCTAGCAAAGAAAGGAGTTAAATTTTTAATAACACTTTGAGAATTAAAATTTGATCCTTGTTCATTCTTAGATTGAACTAGTGAGGATAAACCAGCAACCGAAGCACCAAAAGTACCATCTATGTGTGGAGTGCTATATGATTGGTTTCTATCAAAAACTAATGAATCTGGCATATACAAAGCAACAGTATCGGTAATACGCCTAATCGTTCTTACACCAAGAAGGCCTTGATTATTTTTTAATGCATTAACAGAATCTTCTGCAAAATTTTGTAAACCCCCAACAACTCCTCCCGTAACACTGCTAACAGAACTTGCAAATTTTTGTATATTACCTATTACAGAGGAATAATTTTGTTGAAAGCCAGGTATTGAACCTACAGCAGATGCAATAGATGATAGTCCTTGAGTTAAATTAGTTGGGCCATATAGTGAAGCCAATTTTCTGGAATTAGCAAGAATTGTAGGTTCATCTCCTGATGGAGAACCAGGAAATTGAGTTTTAATCTGTTCATTGATATAAATGACCATATAATGGCCTTTATCGGAAGCACCCAAATCTGATGGGTATTTAAATGTGTTTAAGCCATATTTTGAACCAGCTAATGCATCCAAAGGTCCCCTAATATTTTCACCAGAGCTGAAGTTGATGTTGCCAAGAGTAAAAAGACTCATTTGATATTCCTAAAATGTTTACTACATATTTATATGACATTCGGCAACAAAACTTATAGGGGTTGGTTTAAACCCAAGAACCCGGCAAAATATAATGGCGACTCATCCAATATCGTTTATAGGTCGACTTGGGAAGTGCGTGTTATGAAGTGGCTTGATGAGCATCCGCAAGTGATTTGGTGGTGCTCGGAAGAACTTCCAATCCCATACATTTCACCAATAGACAATCGAAAACACAAATACTTTCCTGATTTTATTGCCAAAATGCGTCAAAACGATGGATCGGTAATGACTTATGTAATTGAGGTAAAGCCAGAGAATCAAACAAAGATGCCCGCTCAAAAGAAAAGAACTAAGAGATTTATCCAGGAGGCGGCAACCTATGCGGTTAACCAAGAAAAGTGGAGAGCTGCGGATATCTTCTGTCAGGAACATGGATGGAAGTTCCTGGTTCTTACGGAGAAGCATTTAGGTATCTAACTGAAAACCGGACACCGATACTTATAAAACTTTTCCATCAAAAGCAAGGCAATAATGGATGAGTATAAATAGACCATGGCTTACTTAATCCAGCGAATCAAAGAGGAATTAGAAAAGACAGGCATTACGCCTAGAACCGAAGATGCTCGAGATTGGCTAAAAGCGAAAGTTGAGAGTTTATCTCCTAATCGTGCCGCATTAATGAAAGACGGTAATACAAAAGATAAGTCCATGATAGGTCGTATGTATTTTTATTTCTATGACCCTAAAACGAAAGATATGTTGCCATACTACGATAGGTTCCCATTGGTTATACCAATTGAACGATACCAAGACGGTTTTTTAGGACTGAATTTACACTATATCAGTCCAAGGCAGCGGTTCTTTTTGTTAAACAAATTAAGTGTTTTTTTAACAAACCACAAGTATGATGAGAATACAAGGTTTGATTTGTCTTATGATATGTTAAAAAACGCAGCAAATGCTTTTGAAGGTACTCCTTGTATTAAGAAGTATCTTTATAAACAAATTAAAAGCAGATTTTTAGAAATTTCTGCTGATGAGTGGGATATTGCCGCCTTGATTCCGTATGAATATTTTCAAGGTACAACAAAAAATCGAGTATGGGCTGATTCTAGGAAAAAAATGTAATGCCATTATCACTACAATTATTTTTATCAAACATAAAAGCAAAAGACGGCTTAGCTAGACCAGCTAGGTTTGAAGTTGTTCTTCCAATACCAGCGTATATTAATAGTTTCGTTTCAAATTCAATCTTTGAAACCATTCTTAATTTACCAAATGCAGCTGTTGCTGATATTTCAAATGCGGTAAACAACATATTAGGCAATTCACCTAAGGATGAACAGAGTAAAACAACAAACGCTTCGATGTCAAGATACTTAGCGTTACAATGTGAAGCTTCTGAATTACCTGGTAAAAACTTACTAACAGCTGAGGCTAAAGTTTATGGCCCAACATTTAAAGTTCCATACCAAACACAATACACAGAAACAACTTTAACCTTTTTTTGTACCAATGATTTCTATGAGAGAAAATTGTTTGATAGATGGATTGAGGCTATTATGCCACAAGATACAAATAACATGAGATTTCCAAAAGGAGAATC